GGAGGAGAGGGTTTAAGCCCTCGGACTGTACTTACACTAGTTCGTACAGTTCGGCAGTGACTATCCAGTCACTGACTGGCGCATCAAGCGCCGCCGCGTTCACGTAGCTCCACGAGGAAGTCACGCGACGACGGACTTTGAACCGATTGATCTCAGATCTGAGACCAATCCGTCCGTCCCGTATAAAACCTCCAACGAATGCTACCATCAGTCCACCAGCGTTGTAGAAGACATCCTGTCTCCTACGACTAGAACGCTTAGGATAATGGCATGCAATCGAGGGGTCGTCAGGAGCTTTGAAGCTAACCGCCTTAACACAAAGGGCACTATAGAAAACACCCCCTGTATCTCGACAGCGCTTCGCAGCGGTTGGCGCGTAAGGGATCTTAATTCCTTCCGTATCACCAGCTTGAAACGGTATCGGGTTGAATTTGACCCAACTCCGCAAGAGCTTAAGTGACTCGGTAAGGAAAACCCCTGTTCGCGCCGTCCATCTGATCAACCTGTTTATTACGGAGTAAACATCTGCGTCAGTTTTGAGGGACTTACAGTAAACGCCACGAATATTGTGGCCCCTGTAGTAATCCCCTCCACATGACTCACGGAAGTAACCTTCATTGAACGATTTGCCTTCGTTCACGGTGAATCCAAACAACCTCAAGGCCTTGCAGGTGAAGTTGTACGCATCACTGCGCACAATAATATCATCACCAAAGACCGCAAAGTTGCTGGGACCCGCGCGGCCGTACTTGGGTGTAATACCCAAAACACGGTAGCAGGCTACTACTATGCTCGAGAATAGCATCGTCTCTAAAGGGAACGTAAAAGCATTTCCCATTGACGACACCATATATAGCTCCTCCTCACTGCCATCTGGATAGATAACAGTAGGGCTGCGACAGAGATCTAACCACCTAGTAACATGCGGTGGCAAAACCTCTTTAAGCATTAGGAACGATATACTGTCTGACGCCGAGGATAGATCAATGGTTCCAAAAGAGCCATCAACACTACCTCGCTTCGCCAACTGTCTGTTAAGCTCTGGTTGATAGGAGAGGTTAATCTTAAAATCCCTCCGTAAGCCACGCTCTAAGACAGAGCAGACTCCCTTCTGAAATAACATATTCAGGACGGGTTCTGTACAGATTGTTCTCGAGATCTCAGACGTTTTTGGGACACTCGAAAGACGACTGCCAACAACCATATCGTGCCCAAACTTGGCATCCCTAGCTTTTTCAGCTTCGGACCAAGTGGGACTGGCAGATATAGCGAACCGGTATTCCCGGTATAGCTTTTCTGAAGTGCCAGTAAGGCTTGAGTCGAACAACTTTGTATAAAAGTTGTAAGATTTAGCACCTATGCTGGCACCCGGACCTACGTGAATGTTCTCCAAAATATCGGAGAAACTGTAGCGAAAGTCCGGGCCGCTGAAGAACACATCGTCGAGAAGGTTTTTAACCTCCCCGATAACTTGCTCTTCTTGAATGCTCTCAGGGTTAAACCTGAAACCTTGGCAGGCACGATTACTCTTTTTAAAGAGATCGAGAGCCTTAATCTCAGCGTCATCACTGACGACATCCTGGAATTTCTTCCAGAATGAATTCTTGAGCCAAAGAGCATTAGCGGCGGACAAGTGCATATCAGAAGTTAACATGCACTCATCCACGTTCAGATCAGAGAGTAGGCGACTGCGTAGTTCAGCGTAATCACGCATGAATTGCTCCAGTTGGTACGGGTTGTTCCACTAGTGAATCGCGGGTACGCCTGCAACGAACCTTTGGACCGTAGAAATTAGGTCCCACAAGGAGAAGTTGTACGACACCCCTGCAACCACTAGCAGCCCAGCGAGGACGAAAGAAAATATCCTTGCTTGCATGACTAATGCCTAGTTACATCAAACCAGAGACCGCGGTATCACCAATCCCAGCAGATTGCTGGGAGAGGGCACCGATAGCAGCAGAAAATGCTGCTCGGACGTTGGCTGCGTCGGCCATGTCGGACCCGGCTGGAATATCCATAGTTACTGTGATATTACAGGTCGAGTACGGCTGGCCAGCCAGTGGCAACACGCCCTTGCGGACGATCACTTTAAACTGGTTTTTAGGCACTGACGGGAGAAGTCCCGTCACCGGGTTCGGTTTGCCAAGAGTCTTAAACGACTTCGGCTTGACGAACGTAATCGTAAACGGACATGCAACTGAATGTACGTTCACGCCGGCTTGCGTACCACCTAGAGCCGTCACCGCGCTCTGTTTACCGTTGATGTCCGGTGCAACATCGGCCGTCAAGGTATACGTTGGCGAAGTAAGGCCCGTCTGTGCTGTACCCGTTATGGGTGAGCTAAGCGACCATGTCATGGTCATTCTCCCAAAGAAGTGGATGGAGCTTGTACTGACCGAAGCTGTAGTGGTTAATTACAATCTCCGTTGTGTCAGGAAGCTACGTGGTGAAAAAGACCCTCCTTGTGCTAAGGCAACAATATTCGCCATATGGCGAGACATTATGTCCGGCACACTAAGCCTTAACTCCGGAAACGGAGGCTCGGCAAGGGGAGTTCGCGCTATGGTCCGAAGTTTTGCTTCGAACCCACCGCTGCTACCTGTCTGCGAGATCATGGGCATCGGTTTTTGATTGCCCCAGTCACTTCGAAGGCGGTCATAAGTGTACCGTGTATTACACACAGTTTCATTGACCGTCACCTTAGTGATCCAGGCAACCGATGATGTATCCGTTGCTCCCGCTTCTAGGATCTCGCCAATATTGATAAAGTAATCGGCAAGAAAGCTATATGGTATAAGCTCGTATACAGTTGGTAGGAATTCTCGCGGGTTAAATCCCGAAAGATCGATTACCTTCTGCACGGATGGCTTTGACATATAGTCAATAGCGCTCGCTGAATAGGCACCGTAATAGACGACTGTCTTTCGGTTAAACACCTTAGAAAAGGAGTTCCACTTAGTAGAACAGACATCTAAACCTGTAGAGTTATTGACAGAGGATAGTTTCTCATCAACACCCCAGGCCTTGAATCGCGTACGAACTTTATCAATCCGCATGCGAGCAAGTGCGACAGCCCCGTCTCGGACATCACTTAAAAGTGGTATCCATCCAAAGACGTGCTCCAGGTAGGTATCTGCGACAACCTTGTTTAGCTTTACCCTGTTCTGTGGTATCTTTGCAATCCGTTTAGTACGGGATCGCGCGGACGTCACATACTTAGTTACGGCCTCACGTAGGGCTGAAGCAGGCCTAGCAATCATATGAAGAGACTCTTTAAGTTCGCCAAGGATTACCCCACCCGCAACTTGCGTGTGGACCTCGCGTAATTTCTTGTAGAGACTCTTGATTGCAGCGGCGTCGGCTGATGACCAACTGGCAATGTCCAGGTGGCTAGTCACAACAGACGGGACGGTTAATACACCGCCAAATCCATCGAAACCATAACCATAAGGACCGTACCAACGCTTCTCATTGGGTTCCCACACCATGTACGTAGTATGTGCACTTGGTGTAGCCCATTCGAGCGTACTCTCTGACGCACTAAGTAAAGTACTGGCGGCTTGGCCTAGCTTGATTAGCTGTTTCCATCGAGGATTCGGCGAACCAGTCCTAGACCGAGTGAGCGTAACGTACGTTTTTGAACGCACATCGCTCACAGGGCTTTCAGTATGCCACGTATGACGCGGAAAAATCAGCGTCCTACTATAGCTTTTAGTGATTGTCATTGAGATCTCCAACATGGATGAGGCCGTGGATCTTTCGATCCACGGCCGACGCGACAACTGCCGCGCTACGAGCAATGTCCGACAGCTCTTGAACTATAGCCTGCAAGACGAAATACTCAACCTCCATGACTTCAACAGCCGTCAAGATGTCAAATTTGACACCCCTACGGTCAAGATAGCCTACGAGGTCTTTGTATCGCATCTCAAGGCCTAGTCTACTAAGCTTAAAGGACATGCTCGACTCCAGAGGAGAAAGTTGGTTATAAAACTTGGCTGATAGGTTTTTACGCCCACAGTCAACGGTTTCAAGGAAGCACTTTGTTAGAGTACCTTGCGACATTTGAAGTCGCAAAAGAG